TTAATTTATCATTTCTTTTAATATAAATCCCATCGTGTAGTTCAACAGGTGATAATTCAGATAAAAAATCCATATTAAATCTCCATTACAACATCGCCAAACTTATCTTTTATGTTCTTCGTATCACCCTTATAAAAAACCAAAACGTTTTGATGTCTTTTACCAATTTTTCTTCCGGAATTAAACTGTTTATTAATACGGATTGGGAGGCTGCCTGCGCTATTTACCAAAATTAATTCATTATAATAATTAAGCCCGGCGTCCTTGAATGCCTGTATCGTATCACCAACAAAATTTCTATAAAATCCCTGCTTATCCCTAATGTCACCAACAACAAAGCAGGCAAAAGAATCATCATTTAGCAATGAACAACTTCTGTAAATTATTTTTTTATACATAATTAAAAAATCATCATAGCTTGATAAATTGGAAAGGTCATCTTCCTTGTCCGAATAAACTTCAAGATCGTAATATGGCGGACAGCTAAACAGCAGGTCAAATTTATTTTCTTCACCTACCAATTTTTTTATTTTTAAACTATTACCACAAATCCAATTAATGTCGGAAAAATTAATATTTGTGAATTTTTCCTTTATTTCTTTAAATTGTGTTTCATTTGCTGTTATCTGTTCCTGTCGTAGATCAACACCGGTGTATTCCTTACCTAACGCAGCAGCAACAACACCACGAACGGAACCACCTGCAAAACAATCCAAAATCTTTTTTCCGTTCTTCGGCATGAACCAAGTATAAATCAATTCACATAAAACAGGATCAAAAATAGAAGTTGCCTGTTCATTTTTTCTTCCGTATTTTTCACCAAATCCTTCCGGCAGGCATTTTCCGAATTTAGTTTTGTTTTTATGTCTATAATCATCAAGATCACTAACACCAAAAGTCAAATTATCCCCGCGGCCCAATTCAGATTTAATGCCTAAACTTTTCCACTCGTTAACACGCTTTCTCCAGTTCCCCTGCATAGTATCAAGAATTGAAAACGGCGGAATTCCAAACTTTTCTTCAATTGGTGATTTTACAGTTTCAACGTCAATTAATCCGTAACTAACTAATCTTTTCATAAATAATTAAACCTCTACTATTATTATAGACTCTATAAAATATCTTATTCTTCGTCAATAGCTGCGCACTCGCAGGAATTATTCTGTCGCAATGGGCAATTGTTCGAACACCTTGGACCGAACATGGAACAAATTAAATCTCTTAATTGTTCCGGCGTAGCCTATTTTATAAACTTGTGAATATAAGTAATTGCCTCAGATCTTGTCATTTTTTAAGCCCTTTCACAAACAACTTTTCGAAACAGTTCCACCCCATAATCACAAAAGGTTCGCTTCCCATTGTGTGCTTTTTAAACACCACCAACCAATTTCGACCCTCTTTATTATTTTCTTTAGCCTGCTTGATCCATTCCGGGATTGATAATGTTTCGCAGCTTTTACATTCAATATCGAATGGGAACTTTTTATAAACATCTCCTCTAACAATAATGTCGACGCCATGCTGCCCCATTTCGCGCGAATGTATTAAACAATTGTCGTCAGACTGAACAAATTCAATTCCGAATATTTTAGCAATGCGGTCACAAATCCAATACTGCAGACCGCGGCCTTTGGCCTTTGCCGAACTTACCTGTATTTTCTTTTCTGCACGTTCAAACTTTTTAATAAGTCTTTCGCATTCCTTTTCGCGTTTTGCGTTTTTGTTTGTAATTTCCATATCTTGACCGCAGAACCCGGCCTGCAATGTCATTATTTCATTCTGAAGACATTCTTTTATAAATTTCGATTCTTCTTTTGTAAACAGCATTTCTTTCATTTTTCCATCCATTCCTTAAAAAGTTTATTTACACAAGTTGCACATAAATGAATTTCATCAGTTATACTTTCATTAGAAGTTGAAATTGAATTATCTCTCGTAATTTTTTTCAACTTTTGTAATAAATCTAATTTGTGAAGCTTCATTTATCTCCGATTTGCATTTATCGCATTTAATTAAAATCATAAAAACCTCTAAAAACTCAAAATTGAGCCATTCTTTTTCTTTATGGACATTATTATTTCAACCGCCTTTTCTTTTGAATGAAATTTTTGCAAATACTCTAGGCAAGATGACCGGGAAGGAAATACAGCACCACTCTTTTCCAAGAACACCGGTGTATCCCCTTCCCACCAAAAGCCAACATGTCCTTCGCGTTCAATAACATACATTAGATATTGCTCTCCAGCTGCTGCGCATAATATTTCTTTTTGCGATTACTACGGATGGAATCTTCAAAATCTTCCCATTTAGTATCCACACGCTCGTCAAGTTCCTGCTCCAAGTTATTTCCTTCAATGTAGGCAATAACTTCGTCACGAGTCATTGTATCACCGAATTTTTCATTAAACTTAGCCTTGTATTCTTTTTTAGACTGAATAAATGCAAACATATTATCCGCATCGGTTCCGTCCATGTCCGCATATTTAGAATTTTCAAATTTTTCAGAAAGTTCATATTCTTCCAAAAACTCTTTTAAATCTTTTTTGGTGAGATTATTGTCACCATCCCATTTAATCGCGTTTGCTTTTTTTGTCAATTCCCCTTTGTCAGTTCTTAAATCAAAAAGATAATCAACAGACGTTCCAATACTGTCCAATCCGTAGTCATACAAGAAACTGAAGAAACATTCGCGATATGGTCTTGGTGTTTTGCTTTTTGTTGTTTTAGCTTTTACAACAACACCAACAGGCGTATCTTTCTTTTCAATCTTTTTACATGTTGCAAGCCACAAAACAGAATGAGCATAAAAGTCCATCGCCTTTCCGCCGGAACGAGAATATTTTTCAAAACTCGTAACGTCAATTTTTTCACGAATTTGTGAAATTATAATAACTAAAACATTCTTTTTTTCAATTTCTGAACAAAGCTGAGGGAAAAATTCTTTTGAAAGATATTTCTGCTTATTCATGGCGTAAGTTCCGGTCTTTAGTTTTGCCCCCTTACCTTCTTCGAACTGCTTTTTTCTTTCATCAGCACGCTCATCATCTTCATAAGAAGTTAAACCATCAAGAGAATCCACAACATAAATCCCACACTCGTCTTTTCCAAGTTCGTTCGCGAATTTTGAAATATTACAATAGCATTCCTCAACGTTCTCGGAATGAAATCTTTCTTCTTTTACCTGCGGCATAATTTCAAATCCATACATAGATTCAGTGTCAAAACTATAACCGGATTCACAATCGTCATATGCCCATTTAAATTTCTTTTCGAAGGCATAATGAGAAAAGGCGATAAACTCGTTACTCAAAAACGTTTTGCCGGCGGACTTATCACCAACAATATTTATAAATTTCCCGGCAGGAACACCCAAAACTCCTTTCTTGCCGCCAAGAACTTTATCTAACGGCATACAGCCAGTCCTAAAATAAATAGTTTCCTTCATAGTTTTAACTCCATTTTTCTTTATGCTGTTCATTACGTTGTTTGATAATTTCTTCAATTCTGTTTGGGTCAACATATACAACCCCCGGACCCGCGCCAAAACTTCTCGCACCGCTGTTCGGATCTTTTGATAAAATATAAGCCTGTGAAAGACTTATTCCGAGTTTTTTTGAAACTTCATTCAAAGACAACCAACCTGCAGGGATTTCTTCTTTTGCCTTGTTCAACCATGCAAAAAACTTTTCCTTGTCGAAATCTAAATTTCTGTCCCCTTCATGTTTTGTGAGAAAGCCGTATTTATTACCGGCATAATACAACCCCTGCGCCGTGATTGGATAGCCTTCTTCTTTACATTTATTTAAAACATCTTTTAGAAACATATTCTCCTCACCTGTTAAAAAATCGCCTGCTCCTTATAAAAAAAAAAGAACAGGCGATTTTTAATTAAAAATTATTTGTGGCCGTTAATACATTTGTCCCAAATGTCACAATCGTCACAATCGTCATATTCGTCAGTATCTTCGCCGAAGTTATGTCCGAATGGGCATTCCGGGCAATTACCGTCACAATTCTTTTTCGAAGATTTTTTAGCAGGTTTTTCGTCTTCCTCTTCATCGTCTTCTGTTTTGGACTTCTTTTTTGATTTTGATTCGTCTTCGTCATCATCCTCGTCGTCCTCTACAGTTTTAGATTTTGACTTGGTGGTATGTTTTTCGTCACTATCATCGTCGTCATCTTCGTCTTTTACTGCAGCCTGTTTTTTTACCGGTTTTTTAGCAGGTTTTTCGTCGGCATTATCTTCATCTTCATCTTCATCTTCATCTTCATCTTCATCTTCATCTTCATCTTCATCTTCATCTTCATCTTCTGCTGCTTTTTTAGCCGGTTTAAACTTTTTTGGTGGTTCCGGTTCGTCGTCTTCGTCTTCGTCGTCATCTTCTACGCGTTTAGATTTTGTCTTTCTTGGTGTTTCCTCTTCATCGTCATCATCATCTTCTTCTGCAGCGTGTTTCTTGCTTTTTGGTTTTGCAACAGGTTCGTCTTCGTCATCATCCTCGTCGTCCTCACCATAAAGAATTTTTTCCACTTCTTCATAACTTGGAACGTTCATGATTTCATCGAACGAAATTGCAGCTTCAAGCAATTCGTCAGGAATGTTTTCGTCACGATCTTCAAAACTAAATGATTTAAATTCATTGAATTCGAAACCGCCTTTGGAAACCTTTGAACAACGGAATTTAATTTCCTTTCCTGCTTCTTCATCAGCAAAATCAACAAATCCGCCTTCTTCGTCGTCACGAGCTTCATCAATAAGTTCTTTTTCAAAAAGGAAATGAGAAGCTTCAAAAACAAGCAACTTGTCTGGGTTTTTGCAGTCCTGCACATTATAGAAACATCTGCGGCTCGGTTTTAATGCAGCGGCCTCGTCTTCTTTGCCCTGCTTTTTAAGCTGAGCAGCATATTCACAAATTGGGCATGGCTTTCCATAAGTACTCTTCAAACAAACAACAGAAGCTTCGCTTGGTCCTACTCCGCGATGAGTGAAAATGTCCATAACATAATCTTTATCACCGATTTCAAATTCCCCTCTTTTTACAAGCGGATGATTCTTTGTTTTGATGGTATAAGGAATGATATTAATTCTGTTTCTGCCTTCTTTTGGTGAAAAGAATTCCACATCCCCATCAACCTTTTTCCAATCCATAACCCCGGATTTATTACCCGAAGAACCTTTGCTTTCGTAGCTTGCCTGATAACGTTTTGCAAGCCCTTTCTTTTTCTTGTCTACCATAATTATTCTCCTTATAGACTTAATTTATTTATTTAAATTCTTACGAATTGCAGCCGAAGTCTGTTCGTTGATGTTTTTCTTTGTTTCATTATTTGATGCGGGTGTTGAATAATAACCGGCACAATACAACTTAACAAGGTTATCCAATTCGGATCTTCTGTGTTCAAAGGCCTTAACAGCAACGGTCAATTTCGCAAGCACATTTTCAGCTTCGCGAAGTTCGTTCTTTGCAGCAATAACCTCCTCATCACCTGCAACAGCTTTTTCCATCATTGGAATTGTGGTTTTTACATTCTTCTTTTCGAATGCGGCCTTTATAACATCATATCTTTCAGACTTTACCAATTCAAGATTATCTTTCGCTCTTGAAACGGCTGTGTCTGCTTCAGCCTGCGCTGTCATATACCCAGCATAAATCCCGGCATGTGAAAGGCATTCCTCATCCAATTTGTATTTGTTAATAGAAATGTCTTTCTCAAAATCGAGTTCCTGTTCCTTTGACCTTTTAGCCATAGTTTCAGCTTTTGTCATAAGTTCTCCTTTATAATAAAAAATAGTTCCTATATTTATTATAGGAACTAAAATAAAAAGTAGTTTAATTATATTAAAAATTACCCTAACAAATCTTCACGATCTAAAATGGCAACACTTAAAGCAACTTTTCCGTTTCTATAAGTGTCGGCAGAGCTGAAGGCCTGCAACGTTGCAATTATTTCCGGACTTGGTCCGCCTTTAAGCAAACAAGCATTCATATATCCCATTATACCCTGACGAACTTTTTCCGGGTCGGAAATGTCAATTTCTTTAAGCAATGAAAATAATGTTTTTATATTTGTTTTTTTTGTCAATGCCCGGCACAATTCAATTGACTCTTTTGTTTCATTATCTTCCCCGGCTTTTAAAACTTCCAATCGTTCTTCGTCTGTGTCAAGATAAAGAACTTTTGCAAGCAATTTCAATCCTTTTCGACTGCCACCCTGCGCAATTTCACAAATACGTTCATAAACTTCAGCACCAACTTTAATTTTTTCCGCTCTTGCTGTTCTTTTAAGCAAATAAGTCATTTCATCATCTGAAAGCGGTTTAACATTAATAATTGAACAGCGTGATTTTAATGGTTCAATGAGTTTTTGTGGATCCGTAGTGCATAGGAAGAAATAACAATGATCCGGTGTATCTTCCAACGCCTTCAAAAAAGCATTCTGAACCGGGCCAAGCCACTGATGGCATTCATCAAAAATCCACACAATAGCATCACCATCACTAGGATTAAATCTCATATCTTCCATGACTTCACGAGCTGTGTCAATGCCGCGATTTTCAGCACTGTTTATTTCGTGAATTGAAAGCGGCCCTGCTCCAACCTCTTTCGCCATAATGCGAGCAAGAGTTGTTTTACCACAACCGGCAGGCCCGGTCATCAAAAATACATGCGAACCATTTTCCATCTCTTTTTTGAGACTTTTAATAGTTGCCTCGTTGCCAACCATATCTTCCAAAGTGTTAGGACGATATTTTCTGTAAAGTTCCATTTTTTCCATTTTACACCTCATCATTTATTATAGGAATAACAATTCATTCGCATACGGCAGCGTCTTCGCCCAATCAATAAAACTTTTTGACCATTCTATCAGCTTGTGATTTCTTCTTTGGTCTGCTGAACAAATCCCCAAAAGATTTTCATAATTCATTGTAACTGTTCTTGTCTGTAACCAACTTTCCGGAAGTTTTCTAATAAGAGCTTTCCAATACTTTTTTTCTTTTGTTTCATTATATTTTTCTCGTAAATATTCACATTCTACTATTTGTATATTCCAACTATCTTTATTAGAATATATCATACCATTTACTTCAATGTCAACGTCTTCAAAATCATCCATTTCAAAACAATCAATAGTTATTGGAGTAGAAGATAATTTATGCATTGTAGAAGTACTGTTTGCGACGGTTCCGACCTTATAAGTATCAAATTCTTTCCACCAATAAAGCGGCGCAGTAATATCCACAGACACAAAAATCTGTCGCATAAACTTTCGATGAACGCTGCCGGCCTTAATTAATTTTTGAGCAAGCTGCATATCATTTCTACCTATCGCAAAATCCCATCTTCCAATTTTTGAACATCCAGTCCCACCTAATTTATCTTGAGAACATTTATTACAATCAATTTCAGAACATCTTCCGCTGTCACTTTTATCCCAACTTTCTAAAGGGTTTCTCATTCCCCGAAGCGCGTGTTCAAATCCCCAAACATCTGTCTTTTCAAATTTCATAATCTTAATCCTTAAATTTCGCAATATCTTCTTTTGTTACATTCATCGAAGCTAGTAGCAGAACACTATAACCAATCAAATCAGAAACATCATTCACCCTTGTTTCTTCACAATTTTTAATTCTACCAATTTTATCATCAAGTCGAATTTTAATGGAATTGGTAGAATCTCCTTTATAAAAAATATTGTTTGGATTCAATGCAGAATCACCATACTTTTGATTTTTATATAACAATAAATCTTTCACACTGTCGCATATTTCAACTATTTTTTTCTGTGATTCTGTCATCTTTTCATATCTCACATCAAAATAATCCGGGTGTTCCTTTTCCCATTCTTTGTACTTTTTATGTTTTTCTTTTTGTTCTTTTGTTTCCATCTTAAAACCAATATTGTTCGCCATTTCTTCTTTTTCCTTCCTCACTGCTTCCGGGAAAGACACCGGTGGAATTATTCTCAACCCACGTTCATGTTCCCAGTTCTCAAAATTAGGTTCATTGTCATGTTTTTTTCTTACCATTAAAATAATCCTCCTATTTCTTCATTTTTATTTTTATTTTTAATTCCAAAATCCTCAAGGCGCTTATTTGCGAGGTCAATGTACCATTGTCGGTCGAGTTTCTTGCCAACTTCCATCCCATTCACATTTTCATTAATAATGAAACAATGGTCTGCAGTATCCGCAAACTTTTCCCCGGCATACCTGCGACCTTCACTTCCACTTCCTTTTAACAGCGTTCCGATTGGATATTTGCATTTAAGAAGCTTAGTGTCATTTTTATCTTTACTTGCAAAAACACGGAATGTTCTGTCTGTAAGATATTCGCCATTATGCCAACCATTTTTATAACTACTTGATATTTTTACAATTTTTTGAAATTCCTTTATTTTATTACAATTATTAATTGTATCTTCAACCGGAACACCATCCATCATAAAACTAACAAGCGCTTTATTAACAATTGGTAAATCATAATTAAGATCATCAAGTTCCATGACATAAGCACCTTTTCGCTCGAGCTTACCATTTGCAAATCTGAAGATATAATTATTTACATCTTTTTGATAAATTTCTGTAATTTCATCAAAACCAAGACCCATTCCGGTTCGATGTTCCCACCTGTGACAAATGTTTTTGAATTTTTCAATACTTGCTTCATTATCATCAACCTGCACAATTAATCCATCAGTATTCGATTGAATTAATTTAATGTATGGTTCCAAATGTTCCAACAAATCCGTGAGCATCAACTGACCATTAATACAAATATTGTTTGCCATTTTTGGATCATAAGCAGCACTGAATTTATCTTTCATCATACCATAAGCACCATTCAAGACGATTTTGTATGGCGCTTGTTCGAGTTTTTTGCCCTCAGCTTTTAACTGCAAACGATATGTATAAATGCCGTTATATCTTTTCGGGTTTTTACTATTTCTAGTCATAAATTCATATCGAATAATCTGACTTGGATAATAACTGTTTACATCGACATGAAACATTCGACCTTTTATGTGCAATGGTTCTTCCGGACAACCATGCAGCCCACCCCATCCGAATTGATGAGGAACTCCACAAATTTCCATTTCGAAATTCTTTTTATAGTCCAAATTCTTTTTGTTTTCGAACCATTCTTTAGCATAAACATATTTTTTCAAATGCAGAGTGGGAACGATGTCTATGTCAAATTCATCGTCATGTTCCTGCTTTTCACATTCCAAGATTTTAGCAGTTAATTGAGCCTGTGTAGAACTTATTAATTCAATAGGCATGTCAAACGTTTCGATGAGCTGCACCTGTGAATCATACAAATAAAAATCCCGGCGAAATACTTCAATAGTCTGTTCAACATCGTGAATATTATATTTAATCGTCTGATTCATTTCTTTTCTGTTAAGTTTACGATTAATATTAAAGTCCACCTCAGTTTCCCGGATGTCATTGCCCATGAAACCTTCTTTTGTTTTTAGACTGTCTTTAGTATAAATATCAAAATTATAAAACTGTATGTCTTTAAAATCTCGATTTATTTGCCAACCTTTCAAACCCCTAACAATTAAATCATCATTTACTTTTTTCGGGTTCATACCAAGCAAAAGACCCTTCATAATAAATGTGTCATAACTGCGGCTATTATAACCGACCCAAAATTGATTTTTATGCTTTTTATAATACTTAGTCAAAGCAGCTAAATCATTCGCAATAACCACCAAAAAACCTTCGATTGGATTTATAATTGTCACACACCAATCAAACGGAAAAACTTCAAAATCATAAAAGTTTAATGAATACGGATATTTTTCTTCGGTAAAATCTTGATATTTTTCCGGATTAAGTTGTATTTTTTTATTTACCTGTATTCTTTCTTCTTCAGGAATAATTTTTTTATAATCAAAAACAACTTTCTTTTCTTCAACTGCAGGCGCAATTATAAGATCTTTTTTAATAGCTGTTTTTTTAGGTTGTATCTTTTTTGTTCCTTTCAAAACAGCAACATCGTCTTCGTCTAATAAAAAACCCATGTCATAATCCTTATAAAAATTAATACCCCGGAGTTAATTAAACCCCGAGATATTATTGTTTTTTTTTTATTCTTCGCTTACTGCAGCGTCCAATGTT